GAACCATTGGCGTGTATCGCCAGCGAGCCCAGAATGCCTACGAAGAGTCTTATACGTTCATGGAACTTGTTACCAATGTGAACATATACACTCTGCCACAAGAGACCATCACTGTGCGTCAGATCTTCCGCAGGACCTTTGGTGATAGCACCGGACCCTTTGCGTCAAACTTTGACCCTTTCAGTCAGGCTAGTATGAACGTGTATCTCATGAACTTCAACGTGGCTGGTGGTCTTGCCACCTATGATTTCTACAGCCAATATGTGGAACTAGCCGGACGCATGTTTGGCGCCTACGTGAACTATACTTGGAATCCGGTCACAAAGAAACTGCAACTGATCCGTGATCCCAAAGGCACCGGAGAGAACGTGTTGCTCTGGACCTACAATCTCAAACCTGAATTCAACTTGTTACAGGACTTCCAGATCAGTCAATGGATACGTGACTACATGGTTGCGGCCTGCAAGATGATCATAGGTGAAGCAAGAGAGAAGTTTGGAATGTATGCCGGTCCACAAGGCGGTAGCCAACTCAACGGCACTGCTCTCAAAACCGAAGCACAAGCTCAAATGGACAGCCTGATCGAGCAACTCAAAAACTATGTCGATGGCAGCCAGCCCATCACCTTTGTAATTGGTTAATAGATCCTAGCTTTATTTCTAAATTCATGCTATACTGTTAGTATGGACTTGATGATTGATCTCGAGGGGTTAGCAACTGGACCCGATACTACTATACTGACCATTGCTGCTCAGGCATTTGATCCATTTGGTACGGGGTATTATGATCAACAATACTACGCTAGAATAACATTGGAAAGTCAACCCGATAGAAGCATTGAGCAAGGCACACTAGAGTGGTGGGCAACGCAACCTTCTGCGGCCAAGGATGAAGCTTTTATGGAAGAAGGTCGTATTCCTTTAGATGTAGCATTAGATAGTTTAGGCAAACTAATCTGGCACGCCAAACGAGTTTGGGCCCAAGGACCAACCTATGATATGAATATCCTGGAGCATGCCTACAAGAGTTACGGTAAAGCACTTCCTTGGCAGTTTTATTCCGTAAGAGACAGCAGGACTGTATTTTCATTGTGGCCCGAACTGCCCAGACCTGTGACCAGTCACCATGCTCTTGAAGATTGTCGGCGACAGATCGACATGTTGCAGGCCACACTCAAACACCTAAACGTAAAGGAACTCAGATGATCATTGGCGTATGTGGGCTTATAGGAGCCGGCAAAGACACCATCGCGGACTACTTGGTAAACATACATCAATTCCGTAGAGAAAGTTTCGCCAACACACTCAAAGACGCTGTGAGCTCGGTTTTTGGGTGGGACCGAGAACTGTTAGAAGGACGCACTCGTCACAGCAGAGAGTGGCGCGAACAAGTAGATGCATGGTGGGCCGAACGCCTGGGCATGCCAGATCTTACCCCGCGTTGGGTGCTACAGTATTGGGGCACCGAAGTGGTGCGCAGAAGCTTTCACGATGACACCTGGATTGCCAGCTTGGAAAACAAACTGCGTAAAACCACTGATGATGTGGTCATAAGTGACTGTAGATTTCCCAATGAAATAGCTGCGATCAAACGTGCTGGCGGTACCGTGATCAGGGTGCATCGCGGACCAGATCCGGCCTGGTATAGTTTGGCAGAAACAGCGAATTCAGGTCCACACAACATGACCTGGACCACGGCAAAAATAGCCTTGGAAAAATACGCAATACACGCCAGTGAAACTGCCTGGATTGGCACGGAATTTGATGCGGTCATAGACAACAACGCAACCATGGATCATCTTTATCGACAGATCAATGATCTGGTTCAAGATCTCCTGGCGTCCAAGGGCGATCCAAGCGTTTGATTTCTTCAACGCAGTTTAAACACACAGTCTTTAAATTTCGCAAACTGGTATTATGTTGATTACTATCTACATGATATACCACAAGCTGGCTGGCATATCGGCTCCTGAATCCACATCGATCACAAGCAATTTTTTTCTTGTAACCAGCTGATCGCCACCGGGGCTCGGGTGGTTTTATTTTGCGACCACGTTTGATACAGTATTCGCATAATCTACGATACTGCACACGCTGATCTTTATGATAAGCCACAGCTCTTGGGCGTTGATTACAGGACAAGCACAAGGGTCTCATCCTATATTTACCAACAAAACCTACTAAGTAGGGACACTATCTAGCCAAGTTTTTTCATTTTTCTATAAATATCAATAACTAGAAAAAAGGATTTACCATGGCACTTATATCACCAGGCGTAGAAGTCACAGTCATTGACGAAAGTCAGTACATTCCTGCCGCTACCAACTCGGTACCTTACATCTTATTGGCCACAGCTCAGAACAAGGTTTCTGGCGCAGGCGTGGGTGTGGCCGCTGGCACCTTGGCTGCCAATGCCAATAGAATATATCTAATAGACAGCCAGCGCGATCTGGCCAATACATTTGGTGTTCCTTTCTTTTACAAGACCACAGCTGGCACACCTATCAACGGCTACGAGCTCAATGAATACGGCCTGCTTGCGGCTTACAGCGCCCTGGGCATTACCAACCGTGCTTACATACAACGTGCAGACATCGACTTGGCTGCTCTAACAGCCAGTTTAACTCGCCCCACCGGCAGTCCCGACAACGGCACCTACTGGTTGGACACAGCCAACACTTTATGGGGCATTTTTCAATGGAATCAAACTACCAATGCGTTTACCAATCAAATTCCTTTGGTGATTACTGATGCCACAGATACCGTAAACGGTGATGGTATTGTACCATTACAAAGCATTGGTGCCATTGGTGATTATGCTATCACAGCCACTAACATCCACAATCCTGCCTACTTCAAACGTGGCGGTCCAACTACCAGCCAGACCAGCGCAACAGACCTCAGCGACATCTATAACACCTGGGTTGAAGTTGGCAGCGACGAATGGAAAACAGCCTGGCCCACAGTGCAAGGAACTTTAGCTCCTGTGTCGTTGACAGCAACCAATACTGTTGTGATCAACGGTACTACGGTGGCTGTACCTGCTGGCCCAAACAATACTGTAGAAGGACTAAGCAACGCTATCAATACTGCTGCTATCACAGGTGTGTACTCGGCATTTGTTGACGACAAACTACAGATATATGCCGACAGCACGGCCACTGCTGATGGCAGTACCGGCGGCGAAGGCGCTGTGGAAATCATCAACGGTACTGGTACACCCTTGGCAGATCTAGGAATCACTGCACAAACTTATTACGCACCTGCATTCTTGGCAGCCTACAGCTATCAGGCACCAAGATGGCGTGCCACCGATGATCAGCCCGAGCCCACTGGCAGCGTATGGCAAAAGATCAACAATGTGAATCTGGGTGCCAATCTAGTGGTCAAGAAATACAACAGCACTCTCGGCGCATTTGTGCAACAATCTGCTAATATCTATGGTACTACCTCTCAAGGCATTTATGCTTTAGATCCTGCAGGTGGAGGCCAAAACATACCAGCAGGAACCACCATTGCCAAAGACAATCCAGAATTCAATAGCCCCGATACCTTGGGTTTAGAAATCTATGAACGCTATGCCACTGGTGCAGCTATCTACACTGGTTCTGATGACTCTCCTGGACCTTTTGTTAGTGGTAACACCTTTACCATAGCAGCCACTATACCAGGACAATCCAATAGTGCTTCACCTGTTACTGTCTCTTTAACTGGCACTACGGTTTCTGACTTTCTTACAGCGGTTAGTGCCGCAGTTGGATCATCAACATTTTCTAGCTATGTCACCGCCAGCGTAAACAGTGCCGGAGCCATCGTGTTCACCCACAGTGCAGGCGGTGATATACAGTTGGTCAATGTGATAGGACAACCTATAACCACAGCAGGATTTACACTTACTGCGCCGGCCACTCCATTCTGTCGTCCAACTAATACAGCCAACGGTTTATACATGAGTTATTTTGTTGGGTTTGATCAATTTACTTACACCGCCAGCGCCACTGCGCCGGATCAGGATCCTGCAGATGGCACCTATTGGTATTACAGTGCTACCACACAGGTAGATATCATGATCCAGAACAACGGAGCCTGGCGTGGTTATCAGACCGTCAGCAATGATGTACGCGGCGACAATCTCACACTGACCAATGCCTCGGGTCCCATATTTTCTACTACAGCTCCTGCCACTCAGAATGACTCATCACTAAGCCCGTTAGAATATGGAGACCTCTGGATTGACACATCCGATCTTGAAAACTATCCTGTTATCTATCGCTGGTCAAATGTGGAAGGAGCAGACCAATGGGTACAGTTGGACAACACTGATCAGACTACACAAAATGGTGTGTTATTTGCAGATGCACGTTGGGCTCCCAACGGCACCACTGATCCTATCACTGCTGCCATACCCACTATCACCAGCCTGCTGACTTCTAATTATTTAGATATTGACGCTCCTGATCCAGATCTATATCCACAGGGCATGTTGTTGTTCAACACACGCCGTAGTGGATTCAATGTTAAATCCTTCCAGGTAGATTATTTCAATACCACGGATTTTGATGTTGCAATCTGGGATTCTACTACAACGTATGTGTACAATGATTTTGTCAACTATAATGGTGTGATTTATGTTTGTATCCTGGCACCTACAGCCAATCAGGCACCAACCAACACCACCTACTGGGCTAATATTGAAACCAATGCCTGGGTCACAGCTTCGGGCAACAAGGCTTCGGGCGCACCCTACATGGGCCGCCAGGCACAACGTGCTATCATAGTTGCTGCACTCAAAGCTGGCATTGATGCCAATGTAGAAATACGTGAGGAACAACGCCAGTTCAACTTGATTGCCTGCCCACAGTATCCAGAGTTGATACCCAACATGGTTGAACTCAACAACGATCGTAAAAACACAGCATTTGTAATTGGTGACACTCCGTTGCGTCTTGGACCCGACGGTAATGATATCACCGCCTGGGTTACCAACAATGGCGGAGCAGGAACAGCTGCCGAAGACGGACTCACAATAGGTGATACATATCTTGGTGTGTTTTATCCCAGCTGTCAGACCACAGATCTTTCTGGAAGTCCGGTGGTACAACCACCCAGCCATATGATGATCAGAACTATTATACGCAGTGACGAAGTGGCTTTCCCCTGGTTAGCGCCAGCAGGTACACGTCGTGGTGTGATAGACAACGCAGCTAGAATTGGTTATGTTAATGGAGTCACTGGCGAATTTGAAACCATTGGTGTTAGCCAAAGCCTGCGCGACATCCTATATCAAGCAGACATCAATCCCATAACATTTGTTCCAGGCATTGGTATTACTAACTTTGGTAACAAGACCGTGACAGCCAATACCACAGCACTTGATCGCATCAACGTGGCCCGCTTGGTGGCATTTATCCGCGGCAGACTGCAGGAAATTGGCAACACATTCTTGTTTGAACCCAATGATCAGATCACCCGCAATGAGATACAGAATACCATCAACAGTCTCATGATTGATCTGGTCAACAAGCGTGGTATCTATGACTACTTGGTCGTGTGCGATCTAACCAACAATACACCAGCCCGCATAGATGCCAACGAGCTATGGGTAGATATTGCGATTGAACCGGTCAAAGCAGTTGAATTCATCTATATTCCTCTGCGCATCAAGAACACTGGAGAGATAGCAACCAGCATCAGCACTGTGGCAACGGCGGCTTGATACCATGGTCCAAACAACCATAAATAAAGTATATAGGAGATAATACCATGGCAGTTTCATCGTTGACAAGAATGACAGTGCCTTTGGCTAGTGACCAAAGCAATCCAAATCAGGGCTTGTTGATGCCCAAACTCAAGTATCGCTTTAGAGTGATATTTGAAAACTTTGGAGTCAGCACACCACGAACAGAACTTACCAAACAGGTCATGGATTTCACACGCCCACAGGTGGATTTTGCCGACATTGATGTGCCCATCTACAACAGCACAGTGCGCTTGGCCGGCAAGTATACCTGGAGTGATCTTACTTGTCAGATTCGCGATGACGCCGGCGGCAATGTCAGCCGCTTGGTAGGCGAGCAGTTGCAGAAACAGTTGGACTTCTCAGAAATGGCTTCCGCAGCATCGGGCATAGACTACAAGTTCCTAACACGTTTTGAAGTGTTGGACGGCGGCAACGGTGCCGGCGAACCAGTGGTGCTAGAAAACTGGGAGATCTATGGTTGCTATCTCAAGAGCGTGAACTACAACAACATGGATTATGGTACCAGCGAAGTGGCCACCATAAGCATGACCATACGCTTTGACAATGCCAACCAGACACCTGGAC